AACTCTTCATGTACTTCTAAAGACGTAGGGACAGGTACCGCACTAGCAGGGTCAGGTAACGAACTAATAGATTTTGCTGAAAAGTCTATATTATCTTCAATACTAGTGAATTTACCACTATGGTATTTTAGAGAAGATACATCATATATATTAGGTTCAGCTTCTCTTATAGCTAGTACTCTAAATTCTTGAGCCTCTACTTTTGTCATTTCTTCTAGTATCCACATATGAGTAGAAGTAGGTAGATTAGTAAATTTTTGAGCTGTAGTAAATGCTAATGTTGTAAAATCTTGAGTACCTGTTCCTGTTGCTTCGTTAGTAACAGTTTTTTGCTCTACCCAAGTATAAGGCTTCCACTCATTATCAACATGAGCATTTAAACAAATAGAGTGATTAGGAATATAATAAGTATAAGCTTCCCCACTAGACATTATATGACTATTTAACGTTAATTGAGTGCTACTATCAACAGCAGTAACTGTTGCTGTGTTACCTAAAGTACGAGTAATAGTAATTCCTAAAAAACTACTATCAAATGTTGCAGTACTGTCTATAAGCTTATTAGTAGTAGTTACCCCTGTAGTGGTACTGCTTTTTGATTGTTTAACAGCAGTTCCTCCAACTACCCTAACACAAGCCGCCTCAGTATTTACTAAAGCTAACTTATACGTTTCACCCTGTGTTATTGGAACCGCATTATCTAAATTTACTGAAGTAACGGTACTTCCTGAAGACACTCTACCTCCGTATCTCCTTGAAGATCTAGTAGGGTCTGCTACTTTAATAATGTTTCCGGGTCTAAGCCCTGTTGCCTCCATACCTGTCTTAAAAGTACAAATTTCTGTTTCAAATTTTTCTGAATATAAAAGCCACTTACCTATTCTACGAGCTTGAGACTGTGAAGTACAGCCTAAAGCAGTTATGCTTTTTGAGACTATTTGATAGTTAGCTAATGCTATACCTTCTGCATCTTCTACATACTCTACATTTTGCTTGTATAACTCTTCAGGATTATTCCAAGTAACTAAGGCTACGTTATGCCTCTGCTTCTTAGATGACCCTTCATAAACAAAATTACCGCCTATTACATTAGCTTCACTAAAATTCATTATTGCGTCTTTAGGTGCATCCTGTACAGGGGTCACTAGGCCTTCCTGCCAATATATTAAACCTCTAAAAACTGCTGCTATATCATTTAGTACTTTGAAAGCTTCTTGTCTAGTTTGTAAATATAAATGGCAAGTAAATCTAGCCTCTTTATTACCCCAACCATCATCTACCCCAACAAAATTTCCACTATTATCTACAGCATCACAATATTTTGCAATTTCATATAAAGCCCATTTATCTAACTGAGCAGCCTCTAGCCACTTTCCTAGCCCATATCTTTCTTTTGTGCATATATCGTAAAGTATCCAAGCAGGATTACAAGTCCATCTAGTAATAAATGTTCCATCCCACGAACCATTATACAGAGTAGCTCCTACTGCTGTTGCCGACGTCCAAGTACCTGTGCCTCCCTCGCAAGTATCTTTTCGCCTGTAACCTCCAATAGAGCAATGGCCTTGGTCATAAGGGGTATAATTACTAGGAACTTTTACTTTTACCCCTTTTATTTCATACCCTCTAGTAGGTATGGAACTGAATTGCTCTGCATTGAACGTCATACCTACTAAAGCACTATTCGGGTACCTTAATTTGTTATCAATAATTTTAGTGTAAGAACCCCAGTACAATTCATCACTTACTTTATCACTTGTTGAATCATTAGTTGTTCTTTCTACTTTTACAGTAATATAATTAAAAGTGGCAGTCTTCCATGCAGCAGGTATCTCTATTCTAAAGGATTTTTCAAACTTTTGAGTAGCCTTTCCAGAAATGGTATCTGAAAACATATCAAGTCCCTCAGTGGTGCCAAAGGAACCCCCATCTTTTTTTAAATATATTTTAAAAGCAACAGAGGTACCTATTAGCTTATCATCATCCTGTCTAGATAGTGCTGGAAAAAATACAGTTACTCTAATAGCATCTAAAGTACTATCCGTAATCTGTTTTTGAATGGCACCAGGAGCTCCCTTCTTCACTCTTAAGTTTACAGATACAGTAGATTCTACTCCAGGGTACCCTGGTAGATACGATTGAGTATTAGTACCCTTACTATTATCATTAAAGGTTACGCCTTCAAAATTATCGGTTCCACTAGCATCCTGTAAAGGAGTACCATCTAAATATATAGACTTTGCACCAACAAGCAGACCTCCTATTTCCCCTTCAGAAATTAAGTCTACGGTTTTACCTACGGCTTTAGAATATAATTGACTCATTTATTGTCCTTTTTAGGCTGTAGAGGTCTCTGAAATTACTCCAGAACTTATTACAGCTCCACCCACCATTAATTGCCCATAACAAATAGGAACGGGCACTCCTTGTCGTGTAGTATTTACTGCTCCGTCAAACAAGTAGCTGTCTACCTCCTCTTCAGGAGAAGGAGCAAGTAATCCTCCTACCCCCCCTATTACCAAGTTCCAGCCTACCTGTGTCATAGCAGTTCCTGCCATAGTAGCTAGTGTGACGTCCAAGCCTGCTGCGGTGGTACCTAATACTGCACCGCCCATTGAGGTGGCTCCTATGGCATTAACTGCAAGGGGAGCAGCCCATATTAGTAACGCTCCCAGGAAGATTTGCTTAAGAAACTTACTTTTAGCACCAAGTACAACAGGAATAATTTTTATTTCCTGCTTACCTGAGGGGTTGTAGAGATCTACTTGGTTGTTTTCTATGTAGCTCTTACCAACCATTACTTTATAACCTACTCCTCTATCTTGAGAAGAGGTAATAAACTTTTTAAAACTAGGGTTATTTGCACATAAAGCTCGTACAGCTTCAGAAGGTGAATTTACGTCTAAAGCCCAGTCTTTACCGTACTCATCTGCTAGTTCTCCGTATAATTTAATTTGCTTTAGCATAACGATTTGTGTCTTAAATGATGGGTAGTATGCTTGCGCCAATACCCCGAGTACGTTTGTCTATTGGATAACCTACCATAAACATGATGTAAAATAGTGTCCCCTCCAATATAAATTGCAGCGTGGTTAGACACCGAAGAAATTAATTTTATTAGAAATGCATCATATTTTTGTATGTCGTTTTTATCGTTTATTTCGATAAAACCTTGGTCTTTGAAGTTATCTACGTATAGATTCTCTCCTTTCTCCCACCAATCATTTTGATGAAAATAATCTTGTAATTCTATATTTAATTCCCGTTTGTAATAATCTTTTACTAGCGTATAGCAGTCTAAAACTCCGTGTGAAAAAGACCTACCTATAAGAGGCACCTTGTACCCCTCAGGTTCCCAACTGTATAACTCATTTAATGGCCAGCTTAAAATATGCCAAGGTTTGTTAGTTGCCTCACAAGATACTCTGTCTGTTTCAGAAGGGGCACAAGTTTTATCTGGGTGAGAATGACAAACCCCTATAATTTCTCCAGTATCCTCTGCGTCTGCGTAACTAATAGGATCTATAATAAAATGTTCCTCTGCATTTTCGGCAATATTTTTAGCCTTATAATACTGCTCTCTACCTCTAGAGTTCACTATTATAAAACCACATGCTTCTTTTGGGTATTCCTCTTGAGTATGCGTTCTAAAATATTTTAATAGATTTTCCTTCACAACTGGGTAACTCCTGGAAAACCTCCAAAAGGCATTTCAGTTCCTTGTGGGAATCGTTTTTCACACGCTGTAAAATTCTTTGCACATACATCTTCTGAAGCATTAGTAGTAGCCTCATTATCTAAATCAAACATGAACGATACCACATACCCACATTCAGTTCCTTTGTACACCCAAGGGCATAGATTAGCAATTACTGACCTTGCAGGTAATTTAACCCCTGCTACATCATAAGCGGCTGTCAGCTCAAACTCTACGTGAGTTCGTGTTTCTGTAGCTTTTCTATCAATATACCAGATTTCCTTCGCAAAATCCGCAGTATTATCCTCAGCAGTGTTAGCGTACCAAGTTCCAGAGGCACTAGCACAAGTAACAGATGTATAAGATACCCAAGTACCTGCCCCTCCATTTATTGTGGAACTCTCACAATCTGATTTATTTGAACTAAAAGGTGCTCCTCCTGTTTCTGATGTACAAGTACCCCCTAAAGACTCTCCTCCTACGTAGCAATAAGCATCTAAATATTTAGCAAAAGTCCTTTTTCTCGTTACTTTTGAACCAATTAAATCCTCATAAGTATCAATAATACCTGATAAGTATGAAGTAATATTAGCTACTGTTAAAGTAGGTCTTGGAATAGATCCTTTGCCCGACCACTCAAAGCCTTCAGCTTCAACAGGAAAGGAGGTATATACATCCCCTTGCCATACTATATCATGTAAATTTTCGTTTTTACCAGAGTGCCACCTAAGAATTAGATTTTCTGGTTTAGTTACAGTACCCCCGGAAGTCCATGATCCATAACTTGAACCATTAACCCCTAATAAACTAAAAGAATTCGGAGAACCAGATGTAACAGATGTAACAGTATAAGTATTACCATTTAGTTGTACCATTCCATTTACACCACTTATTGTAACAGTATCTCCG